ATGGAAATAGAAGCACTCAGCACCGTAGCAGGTGGACCATTCACAATGCTTCAAGGATCAAACAGTCTTATTTCAGAAGGCACAGTGGGTAAACTTGGTATAGCACAAAACATCAGTGCTCCTTTTTATGGCACACGAATGGCAAATGCCTTGTCCAGCGCCGGCACCAAAGACAATTGGTATCCCGTTTTAAGTATTAGATTAAAGTCGTCGGCACTGAATGGAATTGTTTTACCACAGGCGTTCCAGGTTGCTACCATTGACAACACCAACATCTTTTATAAACTGGTGCGTAATGCCACCATACCAGCAGAAGTCACAGCAGGTGCAGATGGTCCGCAACCGTGGTTAGACAATCCTGACCCAGATGGATTTACACAGTATCAAACCTATATCGCACCAACCAATATCACTGAAGCCAATCACGGCAGAAACATTGACAGTGGATTTGTTATCTCAGGTGGTGGTGGCGCAGGCATCCAGTTGGCTGAAAGTACAGCATATCAAGTGGGTAGGACCAACCTAGGATCAGTCAGTGATGTATTCACCATTTTATGTGCATCAAATGGCACAGGTAAAGACGCACTTGCATCTATGACCTGGATTGAACAGCGTTAAAAAGTTTAACCCCTACTAATAAATACTCATATAATACAAACAAGGAGCAGAGGGTATGTATGAGTATAAATGCAAAATACTCAGAGTGGTTGATGGAGACACAGTTGATGTAGACATTGATCTAGGTTTTGGAGTTTGGCTACATCGTGAACGTGTAAGGATTGCTGGAATTGATACACCAGAATCGCGCACAAAAGATCGTGTTGAAAAACTATTTGGGTTGGCAGCAAAAGACCGAATCAAGTTTGCACTTCCAATTGGTTCGATTCAAACGTTAGTATGCAAAGAATACGATAGTAAAGGCAAGTTTGGTAGAATTATTGCTGATTTTGAAGTGTATTCGCATGCAAACGACACATGGTCAAGTCTAGCTCAAACAATGATAGACGAAGGACATGCTGTAAAATATACAGGCGGCAGCAAAGAAGAAATCAAAGCAAGTCATTTAGCTAATCAACAAAGATTATTAAATGAAGGTGTTGTTGATCAAGCAGAATACGACGAAGCAGTTGCACTAATGGAAGGCAAATGATAGAAAGACTTAAATTTGAAAAAACATTTAAAAAAGGATTATAAAATGATAAGTTATGATGAAATGTTAGATCGCACCTGGGTGGCAGCTAAATCCTACGAAGCTACGGCAAAATTGTATGAATGCACGACTCCAAATGATGTTAGTTATGTTCACAGTGTTTTTAGAGGTGAAAACAACACTACATTGATGTGCAATTGTGATGAACACGGCCATGTAAGTGAAGTAGTGTCAGTTGATAGTCCGTGGTGCGAAGATGTTGTTATTCGCATGCCAATAAAACTTGATTTTAACAATGCGTGTGATTTACTTTATGCAGCAGGATGCCCAAATACATGGGTACAGTGTGTGTTAAGAAATCCACTAGGACCAACCAAAAATCATCCCGAGTACATATACAGTTATAACAATGGTGTTAATGTTGCAGTAGATACATTCACACGAGAAGTACATTCAGTTTGAATCATGCCCTAGGACCGTTAGGGTTATGTAGGCGGCTGCTGCCTCAATATATGGATTCGCTACCCCTAAAATTGAAAGTGAGCACTTTTATATTGTAAATAAAAGATGGCACAAAAAGATATTGAATTAATCAAAACTCCGCACAAACGAGAATCGTATACTGATGAAGATATACGTCAGTTTGCATTATGTGCTGATCCTATAAATGGTCCAAAATATTTTTTAGATAATTTCTTTTTTATTCAACACCCAACTAAAGGAAAAATTCAATACCATCCTTGGGAATACCAACAACGGTTGATTGACACATATCATAATTATAGATTTTCGATATCTTTAATGCCTAGGCAAACTGGTAAATCAACATCTGCTGCAGGTTATTTACTATGGTATGCAATGTTTGTTCCTGATAGTACTATACTTGTTGCAGCACACAAATATCTTGGTGCGCAAGAAATTATGCAACGTGTTAGATATGCTTATGAAAGTTGCCCTAATCATATACGTGCTGGTGTTACAGAATACAACAAAGGTAGTATTGTGTTTGAAAATGGCTCACGCATTGTAGCTCAAACAACTACTGAAAACACTGGACGTGGTATGAGTATTACGTTATTGTATTTGGACGAATTTGCATTTGTGCGTCCAACAATTGCAACTGAGTTTTGGACTTCAATAACACCAACATTGAGTACTGGTGGTAAAGCAATTATTACTAGCACACCAAACAGCGATGAAGATCAGTTTGCATTAATATGGAAAGGCGCAAACAAAACTGAAGATGCTTACGGAAACAAAACAGAGTTAGGTATTAATGGATTTAAAGCATATAGGTCGTATTGGAATGAACATCCTGACAGAGATCAGGCATGGGCCGACGAGCAAAGAGCCCAACTTGGTGATGATAGATTCAGAAGAGAAATGGATTGTGAGTTTATCATCAATGATGAAACACTGATTGCCCCAACAACATTAATTGATTTAGAAGGCGTTGAACCTTTATACAAAACCGGACAAGTACGCTGGTATAAACAGCCGCAAAAAGATAGAATTTATGTTGTTGCACTAGATCCTAGTTTAGGCACAGGCGGTGATCCTGCAGCTATACAAGTTTTTGAAGCTAACACAACTACACAAGTGGCAGAGTGGAGACATAATAAAACTACAATTCCTGAGCAAATACGCATCTTATCTAATATTATTAGCACTATCGATGATACTGTTCAAGATCCAAACAGCATTTATTATTCAGTTGAAAACAATACAATTGGTGAGGCCGCACTAATCAGTATTGCAGAGTTTGGTGAAGATAATATTAAAGGATATTTTTTAAGTGATAGCGGAAAAGGCGTAGCTGGAAAAAGATATCGCAAAGGGTTCAATACAACAAACAAAACCAAACTATCAGCATGCGCTAAACTTAAAAATTTAATTGAATCAAAAAGAATGACAGTTAAAAGTCGCTCATTAATCAGCGAGCTTAAAACGTTTGTAGCACACGGTACTAGTTATGCCGCCAAAACTGGGGAAACCGATGACTTGGTGATGGCATTGGTATTATCAGTACGAATGTTACAGTTATTACAAAACTATCACAGTGACTTAGATAAACAAATTCGAGACCACAGCGAATCATTAATTGAACCAATGCCCTTTATTAGCATGACAAGGTAAATACACTACTATGGCAAACAATACAGCAGCATCCGATTTACATAATCTATTATTAACCCATAATTTTGAAGTAAGTTCAAAAGACTCTTCCGGCAAGCCCGAAAATCCTGCAGCAGCAGACATGTTTAGTTTTGATTATGAAGTAAACAACAACAACTATGGAACAGTTGTTATTTTGTTTGACGAGTCAGGAGCATTAAATTTATTTCACGGTGATAATATTGGCAAAGGAATGAAACGTGCTGACCGTCAAGAATGGTTTGATTTTTTATATCAAATCAGTATGTTTGCTAAAAAGAATTGCCCAACATTTGAAATGTATAACATCAATAGATTAAAAGATGTTTTAGCAGGTATGGCTGCAATCAAAGAAGGGCTATTTGAAGGATACTACGGAACACGCAAAATTAGTTATTCTGGCGATCAAACAAATGAAGCAAGATTAATGATCAAACACAATCGCAAACTTGGCGAAGCTGACGCAAGATATCGTTATATTGAAAGTTTGTTTATTGAAACCAAAGATGGTGAAAGATTTAAATTACCATTTAAAAATTTAGCCGGTGGCAAAGCAATGCTAGAGCATGTGCGTCAAGGCGGCAGACCGTATGATATCCGAGGCAACCATATTACTGAAATGGTGTCTGATGTACTAACACTAAGCAGATTTAACCGTGCAAGTCAAAACAAAGTATTTGAGGGCGAAACTGGAGAACTAGTAGAAGCAAGTAAAGCATACTATGAATCTTCGAGAAAAACGCTAAAAAGTTTAGGCAAGTCACGTGGATATAAAAAATATTTTGAATCTTGGTCGCCAGATCAAGTGCTAGATAGCGATAATACTATTAGTTCTATTAAAGAAATGTTTATTGAACAAACACTAGATTCAAGAATTGAGGATGCGTTGCCAATACTAGCAAAATTACAACAGAGAGAAACCACAATGAAACAAGCAGACATATTTGAGGCTTGGGCCGAGCGCATTACAGAAGGCACCTGGGCACTACCCGAAACTCCTGATCAAATTGAAGAACTTAAACAGTTTTTAAGTAAAGAACAACCAGTTGGCCCTGATGCAGCAAATGTAACAGACACATTGTATGGCATTATCGGCGATGATCAGTTGTTTGATGATTTGTGGGAATTGGCAAACGAGGACCCTGATGCTGATGCTAGAAACCTAGTTATCAATCGTTTGGAAGATTTTGATTTTGATTTTGAAGAGGTAGGTATAAACCTCAATGAGATCGCACCTGCGTTAGCAGCAATTGGAAGAGCTGCCGCTGGAGCAGCAGTAAGAGGAGTTGCTGCTGGCATGGCATCTTCTAGTAATACCACTGCTGATGACATTGACGAAGAAGAATTAAACGAATTAGATCTAGCTGCTCCAAAACAAACATACGTTAGAACAGGCGACGGTTCATATAAATTAGCAAAATATCGTTCAACCGGAGCACTAACCGGCTCGGGGGCAAATGATTCTGCAATGGGTATAAAAGTTGTAGATGTTGATCCAGCAACTGTAAAAAAATTGCAGTTAGACCAGCGTGTAGATTACATGCTCAAAAAGAAAGATGGAACTAGTTACAAACTAAGTCCAACTATTTCTCAAGGTCATGACATACAAGGCGGCACTCCTTTTTCTAGACCAGAAATCATAGCATATGACATTAATTCGCCAGAATTTAAACAACATATTCCAATGAGAGTACAAAACGCTATAGTAAAATCACTAACAACGCAAAGTATCAAAGAAGGCGAATGTGCTGTATGTGATGGTACTGGAAAGTTGGATTCTGACACACCATGTCAACAATGTGGGGGCAAAGGCCACTTTAATGAAAGCAAATCAAAAGCAAGTTGTGGATGCAATGAGAGTTGCTCACACTGTGGCGGCAAACATACATCAGATGAAATTGGTAATAAGTGCGAATGTTGCGGTAATACAATCAAAGAAGTTACCAATGAAGCTTCCGATGATGATTTAGAATTAGCACGTTTCAAACAAATTATCCAGAAAATTTAGAAGTTTATCCTTTTTGGCTAAATAATAGTTGACAGCAAGTGTAAAGTCATGTATAGTTATATCTGTATGTGTATTACACTTGATGTATAGGCATCGTGCGCAAGCACATACACAGGCTATTTTAGGCATTTAAAGGAGAAAACATTATGGCATCTTTAGCTGAAATTCGTGCAAGACTACAGGCTTCCGAGAATCGTGGAAGTTCTCAAACCGCTATAGGCGACAACGCAATTTACCCACATTGGAATATCGACGAAGGCGCAAGTGCAACACTGCGTTTCCTTCCTGATGGAGACCCAAAAAATACATTCTTTTGGGTAGAACGGGCAATGATTCGTTTACCTTTTAACGGTATCAAAGGTGATACTGAAACTAAATCAGTACAAGTACAAGTACCTTGTGTTGAAATGTGGGGCGATACTTGCCCAGTTCTTACTGAAGTACGCACTTGGTTCAAAGATAAGTCACTTGAGGACATGGGTCGTAAGTACTGGAAAAAACGTTCTTACGTATTCCAAGGTTTTGTTCGTGAAAATCCATTACACGATGACAAGAACCCTGAGAATCCAATTAGACGTTTTATTATCGGACCGCAAATTTTCCAAACCATTAAGAGTGCATTGATGGATCCAGAAATGGAAGAATTGCCAACTGATTTAGAGCGTGGATTGGATTTCCGTGTAACTAAAACTTCAAAAGGTGGTTATGCAGACTATTCAACATCAAAGTGGGCTCGTAAAGAGTCTGCACTAACAGACGTTGAACGTGCAGCAATCGAAGCACACGGTTTGTTTAACTTAGCTGACTTCTTGCCTAAGAAGCCCGGCGCTGAAGAACTCAAAGTTATTCAGGAAATGTTTGAAGCATCAGTTGATGGACAAGCATATGACGTTGATCGTTGGGCGGCGTATTATCGTCCAGCAGGAGTTATGGCACCGCAAAATAACAATAACACTGCATCGCCAACTCCACCAGCAACACCACCGCAACCTGCAGAAGCAACACCTGTACAACCAGCACCAGCACCAGTAGCTGAGGCGGCGCCTACAGAAGCACCTGCACCAGAAGCAACTAGCTCAGGCAATGCACAAGATATCTTGGCAATGATCCGGGCTCGTCAAGCATCTGAGCAATAATAGCAAAGGAACTAGAGCGGAGAAATCCGCTCTAGTTTAACATCAATGCTTACACAACTTGATCAAGAATTATACCCATTTGATTGCGAAGTAGTATCAATACCCGAATCGCAACAAAATGTGTTTTTAATTTATAAAAATGCTAGTTCTTCGATAAGGATGGAATCCGAAAAACAAAAAGGTTGGACATTTAATAATAAGGATGTACATAAACTTAAACATATTGATGTTTATTTACGTGATCCGCTAGAAAGATATATATCAGGAACAAATACATATCTTCAACGTTTATTAAAAGAAAATCCAAGTTTAGATAAAGACACTGCACTTTTCTTTATTAAAGAGTATAATTTTTTAAATAGACATTATTTGCCGCAACTTCATTGGTTGTTAAATTTACATCGTATGAATAGTCGTTGCATGATAACATTACATGATATTTCAGAAGTATCAAACATTACAGAATATGTTGATACACCTGTGGGTACTGAATTAGATATGGATGTTGTGACTCGATTGGATATTAATAACAATAAAAAATTACAGTTTTGGTTTTTTATTGATTATATTCTAAGAGAAATGATTGGAAAAACAAAAAGTTTTGACGACATCATATTATACTATAAACAGCAACAACCTTTTGCATTTGCAGAAATGTTTAAAGATATTTGTGAATTATTAAGACCGGTATATGAACTGTCCACGCCTAAAACATTTCGTTAGATTGAATCCCGAAGGAAAACTTTCGTGTTGCGGCCACATGATGGATGCACCTTTGTTTTCGTCACTAGACGAAATGCACAATAGTAATTGGCACAACGATTTAACCGATAAGTTTAATAATGATGTTTGGCCCAACGAGTGTGTTAGATGTCAAACAACTGAACAGTTAAACGAAGGCAGTGTTCGATTGCGTACAATGCACAGACATGATGAGTTATCTGGATATAACTCAGACTATCTTATTGTTGGCGGAGTACTTGATAATGTGTGTAACAGCGCATGTCAAAGTTGTAACAGTGAATTGAGTACACTAATTGGCAATCTTGAAAGCGGTAAAAACGCAATTAAAATAAAAAATGTGTCTTTGTTTGATTCATTGCCACAGGATCGTATTGTACAACTAGATGTTAATGGTGGCGAACCAACTGCCAGTCCAAACTATAAAAAACTACTAAACAATTTGCCACCAAATGTAAAATATGTAAGAGTCAATACAAATGGCTCTCGTATGCTACCAAATATACGGCAAATTCTCGATCAAGATTTGCATTTAACTATTACACTCAGCCTTGATGGTATTGGTAATACACACGACTATGTAAGGTGGCCCATTAAATGGGAAAGTTATACTCGCGTAGTTGACCAATATAAAGAATTAACCAGTACGTATTCTAATCTGCATTTAGATTTTTGGACAACAGTTCATGCTTTAAATATTGGTACCATTGACCAAATAATAGAATATGCTAATTCAAAAGAAATATTATGGTTCTTTGGTATTTTAGAACAACCCAATGAACTTAATATAAAAATGAAAAACTCTTTTACTGTAGCAGCAAAGGAAAAATTGTTGTTGACTTCTAATGAAATCTGTAGTAAACTAGCAGAAATAACAGGGGTAGATAAAAACAATCAAGAGAGTTTAAATAGCTACATACAACAACAGGACAAGCTCAGATCAATATCTATCAATACATACCTTAAGGAAAACCATTATGCCAAAACCATTTGATATCTCAAAGTTCCGCAAGGACATTACAAAAAGCATTGACGGACTGTCAATTGGCTTTAATGATCCCACAGATTGGATCAGCACAGGAAATTATGCACTCAATTATCTTATTAGCGGTGACTTTAAAAAAGGTGTACCGCTAGGTAAAGTAACAGTGTTTGCAGGTGAATCAGGAGCCGGTAAAAGTTACTTTGCATCAGGCAATATTGTTAAAGCAGCTCAAGAGCAAGGCATCTTTGTAGTACTAATTGACAG